CCCTCGATTTGAAGTTCCAGCGGTTGAGATGAGGTTCGACCCGTCGGCCAGGTGACGATCAGGCTCCCACGCAGCAGCGCGCAGCCGCTGTCATCGGCGATGGCCTGGAGGGTGGCTGGAGCGATCACGACCGCCACCTCCCCCAGCACCGCCGGGGCCAGAAGGCGAAACCCCTCAACGTCGGTGCCGACCAGGTTCAGGGTGAACTGGAGCGGCCCGGTGTCGTCATTCAGGTGCCCGGCCCAGGTCAGGCCCGTCACGCCGGTCAGATCGATGGGTTGTTTCCGGGAGTCGCGGATCGTCATCGTGGCCTGGAACCACGCATCATCGCGCACGCAGACGCGCACGGCGGTCGTACAGCAAGTCATGGGGCTTAGGCTCCGAGCGCGATCAGGACGGGCTCGCCGTCTTCAATCCGATGGGTGGTGTCATCGCCGATAAAATCTGGCGGCAGAGGAATAACGGCCTCTCCGAGGCGCGGTATCGGAGCCGGACCCGATTTCATAACCTCTCGCAGCCAGATTCCGCTTCCAGCATGGTAGATGATATAGCGGGTCATCCTTCCAGCACCGTCGCGATTAGTGAGCGGCGCAGGACCTGGCCATCAATAGACTGGCTCGGCTGGGCCCGAAGCTCATAGTCATAAATGCCGGGGCCGGGGTTATCGACAAACTCCAGCCAGGCTTGAGGCGGCGGCATCCAGGTGCCCGTGGCTCCCCGGCAAAAAAGAATGCGTTCGGCGTTGAAGAGGGGCGATCCGTCTCGGTAGAGACGGAGGGCCACATAGGAAGACGCACCCGCCATCGTGTCGAAGACCATGTCAACGAGGCCGGACACACGAACCAGACCGCGCACGACCTCGACGTCATTGAGGGTCTGAACCACCTTCTCAAGGCTGGACGCGGCCCAGGTGACAGCACCGGCGGTGAAGGCCACGTGGGCGGGCGTTATCGACCCCGGCACTACCGATTCTGTCGCCACCTTTGAGACAGAGACGGTCCCGTCGCTATCCAGGCCCAGGTTGGCCCGGTCGACACCGTCCGCGACCTCTGCCGCTGAGGCCCCGACACTCCCTCCTGTCGTGCCGCGCAGAACGCCGGAGTCATCAAGTAGCCCCGGATCGATCGGCGGCTGATCCGTCCAGTCGATGACGACGCCGCCGACACTCACCGGGGCCGACTCGCGGCGCGCCCCCCAGATCCCCGTCTCAGCCGAGCGGTAGCTCACCGCCGCGATCCAGTCCCCCGGCCCCGGAACCGGCGCTTCGATCCGCTCCAGATTGGTCTGGTCGGTCTGGACGCTGGGGCTCCAGTCGCTCGTTCCGTCCAGTCGCACCTCGACCAGGACCGCGTCAGCCAGCGGATTCGACACCTCGCCGGTCAGCACCACGGAGGGCGTTGCGCCGGTGCCGGCGCTGGTCGACCAGTCCGCCACATCCGGCGGGGGGAAGGTCAGGCTCGGCGGCGTAAACGGCGCCGGCGGCGCGACGGTCGTCGTCCCGGCCAGCGCCCAGCTGTGCTTGGAGGCGGTTTCTCCGGCGAAGCCGATGGCCACGCCGCCGGTCATCAGATCCACCTCGACGCTGCGGATCATCACCGACTGACCGGATAGACTGCCGAGCGTTTCGTCGTCAGGCATGTCCACACAGCTGCCGGGTGGGAACGACTTCACCCACGCCTTGACCGCCGCGCCGCCGTTGAACCCTTCGCGGCTGTCGGCCACGTCATAGCGGGCCAGCACCGCCGCCTGGTTCAGTTGCGTCACATAGGGATAGTCGATCACCCGCGACCGGGTCCGGCCCTTGTCCTCGCTGACATAGACAGCCCGCGACACCGGATCGGCGGTGACCATATCCCAGTCGTGGGCCGGCGAGCGATAGCGCGGGTGAACCGTATTGCGCCGGACCAGGCGGCGCGGCGAGCGCACCGACTCGATCCCGCCCAGCAGATCAGACCGGTCCAGGGTCGCCAGACTGACCTTCGGCCCCACGCGCGCCAGACAGGTCAGCCGCCCCCCGATGGTGTCGGGATAGCACCCGCCGGCCTGCAGATAGGCCCGCAGCACCTGCCACTTGTCGTCCGCGGTCGTCGGGCGCGCCGCGCAGGTCCAGCCCAGGTCGTCGACCAGATTGGCGCATTGCACGAAACTGTCGATGTCGATCTGGTCGTCGGCCATGCCCATGCCCGCGACCAGCTTGTCGATATGCGGCACGCCGCCGTTGACCCCGGCCCAGTGCCCGCGCGCCCAGCGCAGGCCCCACAGTATGGGGTTTTCGTGCGGCCCCCAGGTTTCCGGGTCATCCCGCCGCTGCGTCCCCGAGCCCCCCGGCCAGGTCGAATCCTGCCGGGGGTCCCAGTCCAGCACCCCGTCCCAGAGGCCGGCGAACTCAGGCTCGCCGCGCGTCCAGACCTTCTGTTTGGAGTCATGGCCGAGGGTGACCATATAGGCCGCCCAGCTCGACAGCCGGTGCGCCGAGGTCCAGCCCGGCAGATCGGCCCCGCCCCGCAGAGCGTTCGGCGAGGCCAGGGCTGCCGGTTCCGGCTGGACCCCCAGCTGGTAGGACAGCCACAGCTTGTCGCCCCACGGGGCCACAGCCTTCTGATCGGGGCCGAACGTCACCGGTTGCCGGTCCACGGACCAGCTGACCGGCCCCTGCACCGGCCCGACCCCGGAGACGATGCCGACGATCCCCTGGTACATGTTCTGCGAGCCGAAGCCCCCGCGCTTGATGATGTCCCCGGCGATCTTCATCCGCCCGGTCAGCACCGGAACCGGCTGATCCGGATTGGCCCGCCACTGGGTCGGCGACCCGGCCCGGTCGACCGAGGGCTGCATCAGCATCTGCGCCCCGACCGCCAGCGCCGCCGACAGGGCGGTCTTGACGACCACGGTACCGGCGACCTGGGCCACCGCCGTGGGCACACCGATGGCGATTGCCGCCTGGGCGATCGCCGCAACGGCCCAGGGGATTACCTGCGGCATGGGTCAATCCTCCACGCGCCGACGAAGGCGTCCGCCCGCGCCGCCGGCTGGAACACCGCGAAGCGGTCCCCCACCACACCCAGCAGCCAGCCCTGACCGAGGGTCACACACAGGGCCGCCCCCCAGGGTTCCGGCCCGACCAGCGCCACCACATCGCCGGGCAGCACCGAGGCCGGGGGAATCCTCTCGACCCCCTGCTCCCGCAGCGCCGCATCGCAAGCCTCGGCCAGGGACGCGAACCCGGTTCGCCGCAGGGCGCGCACCGCCCCGGCCTCCGTCTGGTAGCCGCCCAGTTTCAGCATCGGCACCGCGCGGCCCTGGGCGCGCAACACCCACCGGGCCAGGTGCACACAGTCGGCCTGGCCCCAGGCGAACGCCCGGCCATCCCAGGCGCGGCGACACGCCGTCGCCGTTTCCACGCGCCGCGCAAGGTCCTGCACACTCATGCGGCCCTGACCCCACCGAAAAGGCGACCCAGAAAGCCGGAGGACGGCACCTGACCCACGATGGAACTCCGCGGCGGCGAAACCCCCCAATACACCGGATCATCGACGCCGGTGGCGGCATCGAAGCCCAGCTCACCCGGAAACAGGCCCTGATGGAAGGCGTCATTCAGGGCGTGGCCCTCCAATGCCTCCAGCCCCAGATCCAGTCCTGAGCAACAATCGATCTCAACCTCGAACCCCGACCCGTCGATCCGGGTCGTCGCCGTGTCCATCTCCCCGAGGAAGACCAGACTTGGGTCGCCGTCCGGCAGGCCGCTGTCCCGGTCCAGCGTTCCCTGCCAGACCCGGACCCGCCCGCCCTGGGCCGCCGGATCGACCAGCGGGGCCTCGGCCGCGAACCCGTCCGGGGCCAGGGTCACCCGCCAGCGCGGGGCCACCTCGCCCCCGCCGGCCCTCAGCTTGTCGGCCCGCAGCAGGTGGCCACGGCCCGCCACACCGGCCAGGTAGTCCTCGTCCTCGATCGTCACGAACCCCGCCTCCGCCAGCCGAAGGGTGAAGCCCGGATAGGTCAGTTCGACCGCATAGAACTCTGTGGCCAGCCCGCTCTGATAGCGGGCCTTCATCGCGGGGTGCATGACTACTGGCGCTCCGTGATGGTGAAGCTCAGATCCACATCGTCCAGAACACCCAGATCATAGGGTGTGCCGCCCAGCGCCAGCGTGCCCTCGATCTCCGGCTCAAAGACCTCGATCGGCGCATTGTCCGGCATCGGAAACCGCAGCATCTCGCACAGGGCCAGATCCGCCTCGCCGGCGGCGTCGAACCGCACCTCGGCGCGAAGCTGATGCAGGAACCTCTGCACCCGTCCGGGGACCACTTCGGGCATCAGGCTGATGAACTGGCCCTTGCGCAGAGCCATGTTCCGAAACCCGCCGTTGACCGACAGCTGCGTCCCCACCTGGCTGGCCCCCTGGACCCGCACGTCGGGCCGCTTGCGCGGGACGGTCAGGCCCGGCTGGGGCCACCGCAGCCGCACCGTGCCGCCCGCCGCGGCGCGCAGATCGGCCAGCAGCCCCATGGCACAGACATAGTCCAGCTTGGGGGGCACCACCTCCAGCACCCAGCGGTCGCCGGGTCTCAGAATCCGGTCGGATCGCCCGCCGCCGTCCGGCGTCTGGTCCACTCCGAACTGCAGGGGACGGGGTTTATAGACCGTATCGAACGGCATCTTCGGCAGCACGATCACCGTCATCAGCGGTACCCCAGACGGTTGCCGGCCAGACGTTCTGCTTCGTCCGCAATGTCCAGACGCGCGCGGCTGTAGGCGGTCGCCCCGGCCAGGGTCGCCATCTCGGTCCCGTGCGCCTTCAACTCAGCCACCAGACCGGCAGCCAGGATCGCCCCCTGGGCATTGACCTGAAAGGTCTGGTTCACCACCGCGCCGCGCGTCACGGACAGGCCGGACAGGGCCGACAGGGCCGAGGTGTCGGGCAGGATAGTCCCGGACGACCCCGGCACGAAGATCTCAGGCCGCTTCTCACCGACCAGATACGCCTTCCCGGCACTCACCGGCCCGCCGGCGGCGCGCTTGCCGCCGAAGCCACCGCCGAAAAGATCAATCAAGCTGCCGACCCAGCCGCCGCCCCGACCACCGCCGGACGCCGCCATGGACCCCATGATCTGCTGCAGCACTATCGACAGCAGCTGCTCGACCCCGTCCCAGGCGGCATCGCGGAACCGCCGACCCGCCGCCTCCCAGATGTTGTCGGCCTGCAGGACCTCGACAAAGGCCCGCGCCCCGGCCTGGGCCGACTCCCGCCGCGCTCCCTCGGCCCGCGCCGCGTCCTGCTCGGACCAGTCGTCCTCGGCCTGGGCGCGCCGCGCCGCGTCGGTCAGGTCCGGCCTCAGGGTCAGGAGTTGATTGATCCGTTCCTGCAGGAACGCTTCGCGTTCCAGGGCGAAAAGGGCCGCAACGTCGCCGCGCAGACGGGCCAGGGTCTGCTCGATCTCCAGCCGATCCGCCAACTGATCCCGAACCCGTTGCTGAGCCTCGGCCCAGCCTTCGTCTCGCTTGATCTTTTCGGCAGACAGGGCCGCCAGGCGCTCTTCCTCGGCCCGAACCTGTCCCAAGGCGGCCAGATGGGCCTCGGCGGCGAAGGCCGCATCTTCAAACCCGGCCTCTTCCAGCTGTTGTGTCAACCGGATCAGGTCGATCTGTTCCTGGATACGGGCCACTTCCCGCTCATTGTTGGCCGCGCGGGCCAGCTCGAGTTGCTGCTCAAGGCGGAGCATCGCCTGACGGGCGGCGAGGTCTTCGGCACTCGGCCCCGATCGGCCAGAACGGCGCGCACCATCCGATGACTCTTCGCGGGTGCCTCCACCGCCCGACAGGGCGGGGTGATCGATGTTGTACAGCTCCTTGCGCGAATCGAGCAGGGCCTCCAGGGCATCGGCCGCCGCCTGACGCGCGCGCGCGACCTGGGCAATCATCGCCGCTTCTGACCCCCCGAGCGCGCCACGGGTGCGCGCATCTGCGTTGGTCGGGTCCGACCGAATGGCCTGAATATTTTCAAGCCGCGCCACGGCTTCATCTCTCAGCGCCGCCGTTCTCTGACGCAGCGCCAACGCCGACTGGATCGCCTTCTCGGCCTCCATCCGCATGGCCGCCGCGTTGCGGCGCGCCTGTTCGGCGTTCTCGGCCGTGGCCGAGGCGGCCGCCTGGGCGGCCTGCCGGTACTTGTCCAGGGCCCGCTCGGTCCGCGACACGGACGCGTTCAGGTCTTGCTGGACGTCATCCGCTTCGCCGCCGCGCATTGCCAGAAACGCCAGGGCCACCGCCACCGCCGTGATCGCGATTCCGATGGGGTTCGTGACGAAGAACATCGCGGCCGCACCCAGGCCGCGCAGGGCCACCGCCCCTATCAGGGCGGCCCGGCTGGTGTTCGAGATGGCCGCGATCAGGCTAATCTGGGCGACGGCGTTCGCCCCGGTCGCCGCCGCAGAGGCCAGCTGCGCGGCGACGTACCGCGTCCCCACGATGGTCACCGCCACGCCCGCCGCCGTCACCACCACATCGAGGTTGTCGGCCAGCATCATCAGGGCCGACGCCATCCGCTCCGTCGCCGACAGGCCCTGATCCGTCTGACCGACCAGACGCCCCAGTTCGTTGTTCAGCGTCTGCATGGCCATGGCCACCGTCGGCGGCAGAGACGCCGCCCGTTCTTCAATCGCGGGAAGACCCGCCAACAGGGACCGGAACAGCTCCTGGGACGACACCTCGCCCCGGCGGATTGCGGCCGCCATCGCCGACAGATCGCCGCTGAACCGGGCCGACCCCGCCGCCGCCGCCTGCAGAATCACCGGCGTGCCCTCCAGCAGCGAGTTCAGTTCCTCGGCCCTGACCGTTCCGGCCCCCAGCGCCTGGCCCAGTTGCAGCAATGGACCGCGCGCGGCTTCCGCCGTGACGCCCTGCACCCGCAGCGCTGCCGTGACGCCGTCCGTCAGGTCGAGCAACTGCTGGTCCGTGGCCCTCAGATTCTGGCGGGCCAACAACACCCGCTGATACATGGTGGCCACCACGTCCACGGCCTGGCCGTTGCGGTTGGCCGACGCGTACAGGGCGGCCTCTATGGTCGCCAGCCGTTCGCCTTCCAGCCCAGCCGCACGAAGCCGGTTTTGCAAGGTGGTGTAGGAATCGGCATAGCGGATGACCTGGCCGACGCTGAACGCCGCCGCCAGGGTCGGCACCAGGTTGCGCAGCTCTGCGCGGAATCCGCCCGTCAGGCCGCGCCCCATGTCGGTGCCGAGACGATCAAACCGCCGCTGGGCCTTGTCGGCGGTGCTGTTGATCGTCGCCGTCGCCCGTTCCAGTTGGCGCTGCATCGCCCGCTGGTCCACCGACATCTGGTAGACCAGGGCTTCAAGGTCCGTCCGGCCCGCCATCGATCAAGTCCCCGCCGACTGTCGCCTGTGCGCCGCATAGCGCCGCATCCGGTCCTGATGTTCGCTGTGGGTCGGGGCCTGACGTGCGGCATCAGGCGCGCCGCCTTGCCCTCGCGCCCAGCCCCGGATCTGGGCTGCGAGCTCCCAAAGGCTCATGCGTCCGACCGTTCGGGCGTCGAATCCGAGCACGGCGGCCTGTCCGAGCCACCAGCTCCATCGGATACGTCCATCGGGGAGGCGTCCGGGGTCGAGGCCTCCCCGCCGGACTCCCCCGTCGCGGCGGCCTCCGCCGCCCCGGCGTCATCATCCGGCGGGCCGTGCAGGGCCTCGTGCAGCGCAACCGCCGCCGCCTTGACCAGCTTGAGCAAAGCCCCGGCGGCCTGGGCACGAGCGACCAGGTCGTAGGCGGCCTGAGCCTCAGAACCGCCCCCGATCAACGCCAGCCGGACGGTTTCGCCGGCGTCCGCGATCAGCCACGTCCCCGACGTCAGGCGATCATAGATCGCCTCCGGCCCGGCATGGCGCGGGTCCAGGCCCCGCACCCGCAGATCGGTCAGCCGAACCGACTCGAGCTCGCGCAGACGGTCGATCGGCAGCGCCAGATCAACCTCGGCCTCATGCAGAAAGACCCGCATCAGGCTTCGTCGAAATCGAACTCACCGGCGATGGCGATGGAGATCGAGAACGGTTGATCCTCCTGCCAGGCGCCCCCAATGCCCAGGCTCTCGATCACCCATGGGCCACTGATCGTCCAGCCGAAGCCGGTCCCCAGATCCTGGACGACCTGGGCGTTGAACGGAGCGCCGGCCTTCCAACGCTGGACAAGCGCCTTCTGGGTGTTGGCGTCGGCCATACCCTCACCCGTGAACTTGACATCGAGGGCCTGAACCCGGCGGGTCGTCATCGACGGCGCGGACGGGTCGGTACAGTTGGCCTTCTTGCCCTCGTAGATCGCCGAGATGAGATCCAGCTTGGTCGAGGTGTTGATCGAGCAGCTCGACGCGAACTCTTCGGTCGGCGAGCCGCCGTCGCCGAACAGGAACAGCAGCTTTTCGCCGGCGATATTGGCCGTATAGGTGTCCGACATGGGAAATGACTCCTTTGGAAAGGTCAGGTTTTGGGGGCGATGGGCGGGGTTCAGCTATGACGCTGGGCCGAATAGCGAAGCTCGACGACCACATGCTCGATGCCCGGCGACGGGTCGCCGACGGGTCGCTGGGTGATGATCTCATGGCTCGACACCGACCACCCGGTCAGCGTCAGCGGAACGTCCAGGGCCGTGGCGACCGCGTCCGCGACCGCCCCGGCCTTCAGGGTACAGTCCGGGCCCTGCGCCCAGACATCGAGGGTCAGCCACACCGTCGCGCTGTCTCCGCAGGGCGTGGTTCGCCGGCGCGTCTGGGGCGTCCTGATTGTGACGCGCGGCCAACTGTCGTCGAACGGCTGGCCTTCGGCGAACACCGCCGGGCCGTGTGGCGTATCGGCCAGCAGCGCCACCGTCGCCTCATCGGCCAGCAGCCGCGCCACCGCCGCCGTTTGAATGTCCGGGGTCAGGCTCATCGAACCGCCGCCGCCAGCTTGGCCGCCCGGTTTGAGGCCCGCACAACGCGCGCCACGGCAGCGCGGCGACGCGCCCGGACACTCGGCCAGAAGAACGGCTGCGCCCGCGCGCCCGGGTGATAGACACCTTGCGCGAAGGCCGGCCCGGACGCCGTGTCGAACCTCAGGACGGCGGATCCGCGTTTCGGGCGGATGGCATGGGCCGCCGTGCCGTACTCCGTCCACCGCGCCCAGAACGCGGTGTCGTCTCCGGCCCAGACCGAGAACATCAGGCGATGCGCCGCCTTGGCTTCCTGGGCCGCGGTCAACGGCCCGCCCTTCAGGATCGCCCCGCTGGGCGGAGCGCCCGGCCCAAAGTCCACCGACGCCTTCAGGGCGGCGTCAGGTGCCGCCCCATGGATGGCGTCGGCTATATCGCCGGCCCCTTGCTCAAGCGCCCGGGACGCCTCTCGCGCCTGCAGGGCCGGCAAAGCCCGAAGCTGCCGGTTCAGCCGGTCAAGCCCCTGTACGCGCCGGTTAATCGCCATCGTCGAGGCCTCCGGCTTCGCACGTCACCAAGAGCCAGCGGGCGGTGTCCCCCAGGCGCGTCACCGAGCGAATCGACCAGACGGCCCCGGCATGGGGTCCGGCCTCACCCACCAGGCGATGGTCGGACGTCAGATCCCGCGTGGCGGAATCGGACCGCACACAGATTTCGACCGCCTGGCGCGAGGTCAGACGTCCCGCGAGCGCCGTCTCGCCCCCGACCCGTTCGCGCACGCGCGCCCAGCGCACAACGCCCGTCGCCGTCCATTCAGACCGCACAACGCCGCCGATGTTCGATGACGACTGACGGGTCTCCACCCGGACCCGGTCGCGCAGTTCACCCGCCGTTGGGATCAGCGCCATCTGGGGCCTTCAAGTCTGATAGCGGCTCGACCTGCGACGGGTCTTCGTCACGTCGCGGCGCGCGCACCGCCTCGGCCTTTCCCGCCGCCACCGCCGCCCTACGGCACGGACCGGGCACGTTCTGTGTCGTGCCGGCGGCGTAGCTGCGGATGACGAGGCGAGGCCCCGGCACCCGCCAGTCGAACCGCTCCGTGAACCGGACCCAGGCCATCGCTCGATTACTTCACAACGCCGGTGTTCTGGATGGAAACGTCCAGCACCGAGGTGGTCTTGGCCAGGCCGATCAGGGTCACATATTCGCCGGTGCCGACGTCCGCGACCGGGCAGATGCCACCCGGGGTATCGGACAGATAATAGGCCGACCCCGCCGTCAGGACCGCCCCCAGCGTCAAATCGCCGGAGCGATGGATGGTCAGCGGCTGACCGGCCAGCGACCCGTGCAGCGCGATCCCGCGCACGGTCCGGGCCTCGGCGGCGGCGGCATTGCTGTCCGCCAGCTTGTACCGGTCATCCGCCGGATCCAGATAGACGGCCTGGCCGGCGGTCACGTTGGCTCCAGCGGTCCCGGTTTCGGAACGACCGTCTGCGCCCGCTATGACGGTGGCGGCGGTGATGACGATATCAGCCATGAAGGGCTCCTGAAAGAGGGGAACGAACCGGGTTCGCCCCGGTCAGATCTTGAACACGCGATAGGGGGACAGCAGCGACAGGACCGCGCCGGTCAGGCGGGGAGCCGGGGACGTGGCCGCAAGCGTTGACGCTTCCCGGTGCGCATAGAGGTCGCCGATCATCAGCAGCAACGCCGCCTGGACGGGGGCCGGGAGGGTCGCGGGACCGGTGTCATAGGTGATCGCGACCGCCTCGTCCTGACTGCGGGCCGCCGGCCAGCTCGCCCCCGGCGTCCGGGCCAGGCAACCCGAGGCGGTCAGGCGATAGAGGTCCGGGGCCAGCAGCTGAACCGCGCCGGCAGTGTCCGTGTACTCGATCGTGTCCAGGTCGCTGACCGGACCATAGGGCAAGGCCCAGGGCGTCAGCGGCCAGCCGTGCAGCCAGACCCGGAGCGTCTGCGGGGCCAGCGCCCGGCCCAGCCATCCGTCCGGCCCGTCGAGATGCGCAAACGCGGCATCCCGCATCGCCGCGATCAGATCGTCGTCTGTCTCATCCTCGACCCTCAGATGTGCCTTGACGGTCGCCAACGGCAGGGCCGTGGCGATATCCGGCGGCGCGACGACGACGACGGTCATGATCCGGGCGGCTTAGCGGCCAGCCGCTGCGGCGCGGCCAGCCACCTCGGCTTCGATAATGGCCTTGGCGGCCTTCTCGCTGGTCACCTTACCGCCCGAGATTTGCGCCGCCAGGGCGAACCGGGCGGCCTTGGCGATCGTCGACCAGTCTTCGGGGATCTCAACGGCGGCGGAGTCGTCGTGCGCCTCAGCGAGACCCTCCCCGATCAGGCCCTCGGCCACAGCCTCGTCGGCAATATCCAGGATCTCGCCCTCGACGGTCAGCCGGGTCGTGGCCCGGCTTTCGGCATAGGGGAACGGCTTCAGGACTTTGACGCGCATGGTGTACGCCTCCGTATTGGGCGCGGGCCCTTTCCGGGAGCCCGCGCCGCATCAGGTTTCAGGGGAAGACGGTGCCGATCAGCTCAGCGTGGGGGTCGGGCTCATCGCCGGGTGGGCGAGCACGGCCACGGCCGAGACGAACAGGTTGCCCGCGTTGTTCGCCGGCGTGAGGGTCAGGCGCGTGTAGCGCTTGTGGCCCACATAGCCGAGCTTGCGCAGCTCATTGTCGTCGGCGAAGGTCAGGCTGGCGCCCGCCTCCGTGCCGAGCAGCAGATCGTCCGGCACCGCCGTCATGTCGCCGCCGCCGATGTCGTCGCCGTGCTCGAGCAGGGCGGTGACGGTCACATCGGCGTCGGCCAGGCCGCCGGCGTTGATCAGATAGGTGACCGATTCATAGCCCTTGCGGTCGACGATCTGGCCGACCTGGGCGGTGTTGTCGGTGACGGCGGCGGCGGGGCTGAGCACCCGCACCGGATGGATGGTATTGAACAGGTCGCGCATGGCGAAGCCTCCGTTGAGGGGGGATCAGGGGAAGGGGGAGAAGCGGACCGCGCGAGCGGGAACAAGGACCGGTGCCGCCCGCCCGCTTCGACAGCGGGCGGCACCGGATGGCGAAGCGGGTTCGCCTTACGCGGCGGCGATCTTCAGCAGCTTGATCGCCTCGAAGTGGCTCACACCACCACCGACCCGCTTGGTCGTGTAGAAGGTCACGAAGCCTTCGTTCTTGTACGGGTTGCGCAGGACGCGAACGCCACGGCGGTCGACGATCAGATAGCCCCGACGGAAGTCGCCGAAGGCCAGCGGGAAAGCCCCGGCGCCGACGTCGGCCACGTTGTCGTCCACGGCCACGCCGTAGCCCAGGAGGGTGGCGGGCTTGCCGGCCTCCAGACCCGGACGCCAGAGGTAGTTGTCCTCGCCGTCCTTCAGAAGGCGGACCGCCCCCTCGGTTTTGCGGTTCATCAGCCAGCTGGCGTTCGGGCGGAAGCCCTGCTTGAGCGCCGTGGTCAGCTTGATGAGGCAGTCGGCGTTCGGAATGGCCGCCGCGCCCCCCGAGATGACGAAGCCGAGCTTGCCCCAAGACCAGCTGTCGTCGTCAACGGTGGCGTAGTCGAAGACACCTCGCGGCTTCTTCACGCCGTCGCCCTTCACGAAGACCGCGCCCTCCTGCTCGGCGAAGGTGATCTGGACCTCGTCCGCCAGCCAAGCGGCGATGTCGAAGTCGGCGTCCTCGAGCATTTCCTCGGTCGCCTCGGGATTGGCGTAGAGGGTGTGTGCCGGGAACTCCAGCTCGTAGATCTGCGGGGTGGCGGTTTCGCTCCGGGCCTCGTTTTCGCCGACCCAGCCCGCCCCGGCGCCGCCGACGCCGACCCGCTTCTTGTAAGTCGCCGCGCCGGTGGGCCGCACCGTGGCCAGTTGGCGCATCGCCGAGGTCGTGCTGAGCACGCGGTCGATCGCCTTGTCGATTTCGGGCGTCACCACATAGCCGCCATCGGGGTCGCTCTGGCGGGTCAGTTGCGCCTTGATGGCCAAAGCCTTCAGCTCATCCTGGCCGGCGCCCGACCGGAAGAAGCTGTTGAACGCAGTCGCGTAGGCCTGGCGCTCCGGCGTATCCTCCCCGCCGCCGCCGCCCAGACGGGCCGCCTGGATGCGCTTGTTCACCTCGTCGATCGAGGCCTGCATCTCGGTCATGGCCGAATTGATCTTCTCGACCTTCTCGTTGGTCAGGGTGTCGGCGGCGCCCTTGGCCTCGATATCCTTCAGGCGCTGGTCGTTCGCGGCCTTGAACTCGGCGAAGGCCTTGTTCATCTCGGCGACGGCCTTCGCCGGATCCGGCTCGGCGCGGACGCCATAGCCGACGAGGGCGCGGGGCGGTTCGGCGGCGGCCAGTGCGCTGGCGGACAGCAGGCAACGCGCCGCGAGGGCGCTCAGGTGGGTCTGTTTCATGGGAGGTCCCTCCTTAGGACCGCAGGGTTTGGGTCAGCTGGGCGACAGCGCCCAGCCAGCTCGTGTCCCCAGCGCCCGGCGTGGGGGTGTCAGGGGCAGCGCCCGGCGTGCCCTTGATCTTGTTGATGAGCGCGCGGGCGTCCGTGCGGCTCATGGATCTGCACAGGCCGATCTCGGTCGCGCGCACGGCGTTCAGGTCACGCGCCTGTGCGGTGGCGTCCGTGTCCTCGGTCAGGGTCTCGTTCAGGACGCCGTCGGCCAGGCCGCGCTCGATCGCCTGCAGGCCGTTCATCCAGGTCTCGGCGTCCAGCCAGGCGGCGACCTCGCTCATCGGCTTGCCACTCTTCTCGGCGTAGATCGCGGCCATGGCGTCGTCGAACGGGGCCAGCCAGTCCGACAGTTCCTTCAACTCATGGCGGTCGCCCATCCCGATAACCCAACAGTTGTGGATCATCAGGAAGGCGGCCTTGCCGATCAGCACCTCGTCACCGGCCATGGCGATGATCGACGCTGCCGAGGCCGCCAGGCCCAGCACCTTCACCGTCACCTTGCCCTTGTGCTGCAAAAGCCGGTTGTAGATCGCGATGCCCTCGAACATGTCGCCGCCCGGCGAGTTGATGTGCACCTCGACGTCCTGGTCGGTTCCAATGCGACGCAGGGCGGCGTCGACCCGGGCCGTGGTCACACCGCCGCCCGTCCACCAGTCTTCGCCGATCACGTCCAGGATGCTGACGACGTTGTTCGAGCTCGAGGTCTCGGCCTGGACGCCGGCGCTCCACTTCTCGAAGGCGTCCGGCTTGGACAGGGCCGCCACGTCGGTGCGGCGCGGCGTGGCGATGGGGGCGGGGCGGGCCATGGCGCAGATGCGCGGACCCGGCTTAGCGCTGGCGGTCATCGGTGCGGTCCTCGTCGGGATCGGAATCGGGTTTGGGCTCGCCGCCGGCGGTGTTGGGCGGGTCGTAGTAGACGGCACCCTGGCCGTCTTCGCGGGGGTTCATGTCTTCGCTGGCCCGGACCTCGTCCGGGTTCATCCAGCCCCACTGCAGGGCGCTCTGGTACAGAGCCTGGCGGGCCTTGCTGTCGCCGCGCAACAGCGCCTTGCGCTCCAGCCGGTGATAGAGACCGGCATCGCAGTCCGCCTGGGTCAGCAGATCGCGGTCGCAGCTCTGCTCCCAGCACACGAAATGATCATCCAGCGTGTACTGGACGAAGCCCGAGTTCTGCTGCTCGATGCCCGAGCCCCAGCTGGTCGACTTGTCGACCGCCCCGTACAGGTGCGGCGGCACGCCGAAGAACATGCCGACGTCAGTGCGCTGGAAGTCCCGGGTCGCCAGGAACTGCGCGTCCTCGGCCGTCATGGCCAGGTCGGCAGCGTCCAGGCCCTCCTCCAGGATCATCCACTTGTGGGCGTTCTCGGCGCCGGAGTGCCGCGCGTCCATGTCGGCCTTCAGTCGGTCGTAAGCGGGCTGGCTGAGCGCGTTCGGCGACTTCAGTATGCCCCCGACCATGACGCCATGCTTGAACAACCGCGCGCCCGCTGCCTCGGTCTGCATCGCCAGGCCCATGGCCTCGCGAGCGTACTGGACGACGCCCAGGCCCTTGACCCCGTCCAGGGTCAGGCCCCTCAGATGCAGCACCTCATCCTGCTGCAACGTGACCCGACGTCCGTCCTTTGTCGTGTAATGATAGACGACCGACATGTCGGCGCGCTGTTCCGGCTCGACCCGGTCCGGATGCATCGGCCAGATCTCGATGACCCGTCCCCGCGATGTAACCTTGAGGCCGTAGCCATTCCCGCGCAGGAGCTTCCACGCGGTCAGCATCTTGCGAAACTCCTGGGCGGTCTGCCAGCCGTTGGGCCGCTTCAGCACCGCCTGCAGGGCGTGGTCACTCGCCGGCTCCCGCACCCGCTCGGAAACCCTCCGGTTCAGATCCAGCGGCAGGTTCCCGCAAGCCCCAGCGATGATGTGGATGCAGCGCCAGGCCACGCCTAGCCGCATCGCGGATTCGACCCCGACCGTGGCGCCTGAGGCCGACACACCGCCGCCCTCGCGCAGGAACCGGATATGCTCCGGGTTCGACAGGTCGATCTCGAACCCGCCGTCTCCGGCGGCGGCCCGGGGGGCGGACGATCTGGGCGTCGACGCTCCAGGTCGGCCAAACAGCTTGGGGAATGACCAACCCATCGCGCCCCCTTTCAGAGAACCCGCACACCGCGCGTGTCGTAGACCGACGTCTTCAGACCGGTATCCTGGGCGGCGATGCCCAGGGCGTTCACAAGACCGGCAATACCGTCGATCCGCTGCGTCGAATGCGCCTTCGACGGCTTGATGTTGCCCGCCGCGTCCGTCTCGACCGCGACCACCTTGGCGTGCTGTCTCAGGATCGGATGACCACCGTGGTGGAAGCCGTTGGCCAGCACCAACCGCTCCAGCTCCTTCGCCGGGGCTGACAGGCTCGCAAACCCCTGACCGAACAGCACAACCGGCAAGCCTTCCTGCGCCACCTTCACCGCAGTTTCGGTGGCGTTCCAGCGGTCGATCGCCAGGCCGCCCTCGTTGGCTTCGCGTTTGGCCTGGCCCTGATAGGCGACCTTGAACGTTTCGGCGTCCGCATAGATCTGCAGGCGGATCGCCTCATAATCGACGACGTTGCCTTCGGTGACCTTGAGCGCGCCCGTCTGGGCCCAGCGCTCGTAGTTCAGCTTGTCGCGCTTGCCGTGCTCCTTGAGGAAGGCTCTTGGCTTCCAGAAGCGGGCCAGCGCGACCGGGACCGCCAGTCCCTCCTGGACCGGGAACCACCAGACCAGGGCCGACAGGTCGTTGACTGACGACAGGTCCAGGCCGCCGAAGCACCGCTTGAACCGCAGCCGTTCCTCGAACTCGGCCCCGTCCCAGGCCATTGGGCCCTCGCAAAGGTCCCAACCGAAGCGGCGGCCCTCGTCGTCGACGGCGTCAATCGGCAGCCATCGGGTCGCCTGGTCCGCCCAGATGTTGAGCCGATAGCGTTTGAAATCGTTCTCCAGACGCGGGATCTGACGGGCCCTGCGATAGTCGGCGAGAAAGGCCTCCTCCTTCACCGAGTTGCCGAAGTTCGGATTCGCCTTCAGCCAGGTCTCGCGCGCTGTCCAGTCGTCGTCCGGATCGGGCGCATAGCAAACGACCAGGGTCTCCGGATCGTCGACGTCGCCGTTCAGGATCGCCTGGCACTCGTCCCAGACCTCCTCGCCGTGGCTCCCCTTCGTTCCCGCCGTCGAGATCATGAACTCGAGCGGCTGTCGGCGCGCCCCGGCGCTGTCGTGGACGAAGGTGTAGAGGTCGCCGTTGGGCCATTCGTGGACCTCGTCCCCTACGAGGCCGGACATGTTTAGCCCGTGCTTGCCCTTCGACTTGCCCGACAGGGGCCGGAAGGAAGCGTTCAGCCGGTTGCAGTAGATGGCCGACTTCAGCGGATCCAGCAGCTCGCCCAGCTCGGGCGAATAGCCGATCATCGTGGTCGCCTTGTTGAAGACGATCGAGGCCTGGTCCTTCTCGGCCGCGATCGAGAAGACCTGGCCCCCCATCTCCCCGTCGCCGAGCAGCACCAACAGGGCCACACCGGCGGCCAGCTCGGTCTTGCCGTTCTTTCGCGCGACCCAGACGTAGCAGCGCCGGTAGCGCCGGGTCCCGTCCGCCCGCCTCCAGCCGAACAGGGGCCGGATGATGTCGTGTTCCTGCCAGCCCTCCAGGAGGAAGGGGCGGCCCGCCCACTCGCCCTCGGTCAGTCGCAGCTTCGTGGCGAAGAAACGCACCGCGGAATCCGCCGCACGGCTGTCGTACCAGTAGTCACCGTCGCGCCAGCCCGCCGAGGCCGCGTCCCACCAGGCGTCTGGGCTGCGAGCCAGCGCCTCCGGACGTTCGGGCTCCCGGCCCTTTCTCAGCGCAGCCATGCGGTCAGTTCAGGAAGCCGACCGGCGCATCGATCGGCGCGGCGGCCTGCGCCGCCGGCGTGGCCGGATCCGCCGGTCGCGAACCGGGTTCGTCCTGGAACAGGTCGCCCGCCGGCGTCTGCGCCCGAGCCGCGATGATCCTCTGCCGCTCCGCCGGGTTCAGCCCGAACCGGTCCTCGGTCGCCAGCAGCTGGCGCTCCAGCCGGTCGGCGATCAGGAAGTCCGGGTCGGCCCGCCGCAGCTTCCCGCCGTGCGTGGTGTCAGCGTCATAGCTGAACCCGCGCTTGTCGAGGGCCTTGCGCAGCTTCAGCCAATCTCCGAAGTTCCGACAGTACCGAGCGAAGGCCGGCTCGTCCGTCGCCGCCAGCAGTCTCGCCGCTCGCAGCTTTGGACCCAGCTGGTTCCAGATCTTCAGCCCATCGCCCGTCAGCCAGGCCGGAGCCTTACCCTTCGCCGGTGCGATCGGCTCTGCCGCCGCGGCCTTCGCAGGCTTCGCCCGCGTGCTCCGCACCGGGGCCTTCTGAGCGCGCACAGCTGCCGGAGCCGGCTTCGGTCCCCGAGCCATGGCTGCCTCCAAAAAAAGATTCCGGGAAACTCCCGAACATTTGCGCGTGTTTAGCCCGCCGGTCCTAGGCGGCAGGGCCCTGAAGTTTCGACCCACCCCCCTCCCGCGCCACCTCGCGGAGCGTCGCGAGGGTCGGCCAGCCGATAAGCGCGGCGAGGCGATCGAGCGCGGCAAGGCCCTGACGCTCGGTCGCGACCTTCCGGCTGTTGCAGGTCGCGCAGGCTGGTACCCAGAGGCGCTTCACCCAGAAGACGCCCCCGAACAGACGGGGCGGATAGAGGTGGTCGGTTAAGGTCGACACCTGGACACGCGGCGGATCGCCCCAGGCACCGACCTCACAATACCGGCAGAGCGGATGCCTAGCGGTGAAGCTGCGAGAGGCAGCGTCCCACCGGCTGTCGTAGCCGCGCTCGCGCGCCGAGCCCCGGCGCTGATCCGCCTCCCGGTTCTGATCACGGCGCGTCGGCTGCGCCCGCGACCGAAAGGTCGGCGGCATGGAGGGCACGATGTATCCGGAAAAACGAAACCCGCCGGGCGGGGCCAGGCGGGGTCTGATTCGGGCACAACTTCAGCCCTGCCTATCTGGGTGCCACTGACGTATACGTTCGTCAACCCCCCTCATTCACCGATGGCGAGGTAGAAGGGGGCCATGCGCTCGAGCGCCGCGTCCAGGAACAGCCACGCCGCGTCCCGAAGCCGGGGCTCCGCCTGGCCGAACTTGTGGCCGTACAGGGCGTAGCCCAGGTCCGTCATCGACATGCCGAACACCAGCGCGCCCCAGGCCGCCGCCCGCTCTTTGCGCGACAGGGTGCGGGTGGCGCGGTGCACCCTCTGCAGGGCGACCAGCATCCGCTCCGGCTCTGCCGAGGTGCGGGTCTGGGCCGAGGCCCCGCCGCCATAGTTGGCCGTCAGCTTGCCGATGGTCATGGCCTCGACGTCCTGGGCGAACCGCTCGCCGGTCCATGCGCGGTCCGTGCCGTGCCCGGCCTTCAGCAGACGCTGCATCAGCGTCCCGGACCTCAGGATCCGGCGCTGGCTCAGCCGCCCGTCTTCCGGCACGAGGATCTCGACCATCTCACAGTCGCCCCGCATCAGCCGTTCCAGGGTCGGCCCGTCGGCCATCTTGGTCTCCCGCCGCAGCGTCTCGCGCAGACCCTCGCCCCGGCGCACAATGGCCAGGGCCGACTGGTTCAGCACCGCCTCGGCCTCTTCCGGCGTCAGGTCTCTCAGGCGCGCCGTCTCCTGCTTGACCAGCGCCGAGGCGCTCCGGGCCATCCGCACCCCCTCGGCCGTCAGGCCTCGGGTACTCAGGCGCTTCGCTTTGGTTTTGGCTTTGAGAACCATGTCTCTATTCCCCACTTGAAAAACACCAGACGCCAAACCCGACGCCCCACCCAAAACAACCGCCCGGACACACCGGACGAAAACCCACGCGCAGGCATAAGTCCGCTCCGCGCCTGCGCGCCGCCCGCCCGTTAGCCCGTCATCGCCGCCTGAATGTCCGGTCTGTCCGGTCTGTCCGGTGGGCTAAGGATTTCAACCACTTGACGGCGGACAATGACGGAGGCCCGGACAGTTGCGATTGTCCGGCGAAGCGCGGCGGCGGCGGCGCGCCCCCTGTTCCTGGCCGCGTGAAGGTCCGGACTGTCCGTCATTGTCCGTCCCCGAAGGCGTCGGCGTCGTCGTCATCGGCGGGAAACTGGCCCCCGGCGCTGCCAGACGAACCGGGTTCGGACCGGCTCGCCGCCGCCGCCTGGTCCTCGCGCAGTTCCGTGGCCGTCTTCAGCCGCGCGCCGCGCCGCATGATGTTGCCGTTGGTGTCCTTGCCGTCGCGCAGGATCTGACGCTCGCCCAGGGCCGTACCGAACGCCCGCTGGCTCATCGCCTTGGCGTCGGAATCCTGCTTTTCGAGCCAGTCCTTGTAATCGCGATAGAACTCGCTGGCCAAAGTCCGGGCGTTGCGGTCGATGACCACGCGCTCGGCCAGCCACTCGCCGAAGGGGCTGGAGCCCTTGCGATAATCCTCGAGCGCCTCTCTGACCCGCCTGGGCGGATCGAGGCCCTGATCCAACCAGTCGCCGACGCCCGCCAGCAGCCAGTTCAGGATGCCCGGCCCCTCCTGTTCGGCGAGGATGCGGTCATAGTCCTTGATCCGGTCCTTGGCCGCCACGCGGACTTCCCACAACAGGATGAAGACCCGCCGCCAGATGCCCTCGTCGTCGCCCTTGATGACCGGGCGGGTGTTGCATTCGAGAAAGACCTTGCCCTTCGGCTTGAACTCGAACTGCTCCTGCCTCAACCGGCGCGCCGGCAGGGGCGCCCCGCCCGTGAAGGACTTGATCATGGCCTCGTTCAGCCGCGCCCCCCGAGGCGGTTCGGCGGTGCAGACCATGCGGGTCTCGCCGGCCAGCCGCGCCACGTCCGAGCTGGCGTCCGACCCCGACCGCTGGCCGATATCCAGGAACGTCTTCACATCGGCCGTCGCCGCATAGTCGCCGACGACACGTCTCAGCGCCCCGATGAAGGTCGATTTTCCGTCGCCGCCCAGGCCCTGATAGATGAAGAACGCCTGTTCCGAGGTGTCGCCGGTCGCGCCATAGCCCGAAATCCGCTGCAGGAACTTCCGCATCGGCTCGGCGGGCTGCCAGCTGGCGATGGCGGCCTCCCATCGGGGCGCGGCGGCCCCTTCCTGATAGTCGACCTCCATCAGCCGGGTCAGCCGGTCGGCGGGGTCGTGCGCCGTCTTGAACCGCAGCGCCCAGCCGCCCGAGACCTTCTCGAACCAAAGGGTGCCGTTGCGGACGTTGAACATCAGCGGATTGCGGTCGAAGTCCTCGATCTCGACCAGCAGATAGGATTCCGCCTGCCTCAGCATCGACTCCGTCCGGCTGGCGTTGCCGCTGGACCGGGCGAACTCATAGAACTCCGCCACCGCCGGGTCGGGCCGCTCCTTCTTGGGCGGCTTGACCTTGACCTCCTGGTCGCGGGCGGCCTCCAGCCGGTCGGCCTCGGTCGCGTCCGCATCGGCCTCGACCCCTCCGGTCGCCGACGCCGCCACCGGTTCCGGGGCGTCCTTGCCCTTCCGGCCCGTCTTGTGATCGGAGAAGGCCTTGGCCTGGTCCCACAGTCCCTCGGCCACCCGGTGCGCCAGTCGCCGCGCCAGGGCCGCGCCGCGCTGCAGATCCCAGCGCACACCGTCAAAGGCGATCCAGCCGTGGTCCCTCAGGTACAGCAGCCGTGCCCCCGTCAGCACGATCTGGTCATGGTCGCCGAAGGCCGCGCCCGCCAGCCGGATCAGCCGCCGCGCATTGCCCAGGTCGTTGAGCTCATAGAACATCAGCTCGCGCGGCGAGGGGGCCGCCGGAAGCTGGGAAAAGTCACTGAATCCGTCCGCGCTCACGGTGCGCCCTCCTGCAGGTAGTCGTTGAAATCCAGTCCCGCCGGCGGGGCGATGGCGCGAACGGGGTTCGCCCCCGCCGCGCGCCAGTGCTGTTCGGCCAGCGCGCCGCACACCCGCGCCCGATCATCGGCATTCAGCGTGCGTTGCACCCTTCGCCCGCCGGGGCCCCGCACGGTCACGGCGATCGGGCTCATGTCGCGGTCCAGGGCGGTCCACACCTCCCCGGCGTCCGGCCAGGTGAAGGCGGGCTTCGTCAGGTCGGCCATCGGCGATTCGACGTTGAATCGCCCGCGCCCGTCCTCGGCCCACCCACCCTGCAGGCGGTTCAGCGACAGGGCCGCGGCCATGCGGGGCACAACGCCCGTCCGTCGCCAGTGGATCTCGGCCGCCGAGGCCGCGTTCTCGATGCCCTCGGCATTGATCAGGGGCCGCCCAGACCAGTCGCCGTCCAGCGGCGTCAGGCGCACCCCGCCCGGCTTGCCGGCGAAGGACTGCGGTCCGAACATCCGCTTGGCCGGATCCACCCGCGCCTTACCCGCGCCGTGCGCCGCCAGATAGGTCACATGGACGCCGCCCGTGCGGCCCCGCTCGGTTTCGACACCGGCGATCATGGCCGGCAGCAGCAGGCCCAGTTCGCCCGACCGCAGACGCACGGTCTGACCACCAGGCGGGACACGGCGACCCTCAGGCCAGACGCCCCAGAAGGCCGCCACGTGATAGCGCAGGCCCCAGCGCAGGGCATCGCGCACAGCCGGTCCAATGCCGCGTGCGGCCAGATAGGCGTCGGCTGGCGAGCCTTCGGTGACCGATCGCGCCTCGTTCCACAGCCGGGCGGCCAGGCTGGACGGCTTCGCCCCCTCGACCCGCCGGGGCGGCTCAGGCGGCACATCGACGGATTTCGGCGACGGGCGATACTCGGCCCCGACCAGCCATTCGGCCGCCGCGCGCGGGCTTTCGAGATGCCGCATGAGCTGGACAAGGCGGATCACGTCGCCGCCCGCCTCGCAGGTCGGTCCCCCGGCGAAGCAAATCCAGACATCGGCGACCTTGTCGACCGAGAACGGCCCACCCGCCTTCTTGCCCTTGCCCTTCTTGCAGACCGGGCACTGGCCCCGCCAGCGGTTGCCGGACTTATAGAGGGTCACGCCCGCCTGGTCGGCGACCGAGGCCCGTTCACGCGCGCGCCTGTAGAGGTCGGCGGGGGCCGTCATGCGTAACGCCTCGTGACGGCTGCGACGTAGTCGTTCCAGCTGCCAGGCCCCGTTTCCTCGCTGGCCGCACAGATTTTGCGCACATCCGCCTCGGTCAGCCCGTGGCGGCGGGCGACCTCGACCTCGGAGGCGCCGCTGGCCCGCTCCTTTGGAATCCAGAAGAGCATCGACGGAGTGAGTTCTGGCATGCTCACCCCGCCCTCCCGGCCCGCGTCTTCGCGGCGTTCGCCCGCCGATGCGGCGCGTCATAGGTGTTGTGGCAGCGCTGGCACCAGGCGCGCAGGTTCGCCCGGTCGCAGTTCTCGAGCTGGTGATCCAGATGGGCCACCGTCAGCACCACCGGGGCGCCGGTGACCGGATGCGCCTCGCCATGGGCGGCGCGGCAGTCGGGATAGGCCGGAGAGCCCACGCAGCACCAGCCCGCCGCGACCTTCACGGCCAGGGCGATGGCGTCCCAGTCCCTGGGATAACGCGCGCGATTCTCGGGCTTGATGGGCATGGCGGAATGCGCCCCGGCGGTCGCCCGCCGGGGCCTTGCGTCCTAGAGTTTGCCGAAATAGGCGGCGCGTTCGGTCAGGCGCGACACCTGATCGACGATGCCCTTGAACACGGCCTGGCGGACGTGCTCCGGGTTGTGCAGGCGGATGCCCAGCAGCAGACCCTTGTCTTCATCCAGCCGCCACCGCAGGAACGCCCCCAGCTCATGGGTCCCGCCGCCGAAATAGACCGGGATGCGCAGCAGGAACCGGGTCGGGATCTCGACACCACCCTTGGTCTGGGCGCTGGTCTCGTCGGTATATTCGAAGGTTTCGTTATCCGACGCAGTCCGCACGGCCTTGGTGAAGTTCACCTTGCGCTTGGCCTGCAGGTCACGGCACGCCTCCAGCACGTCGCCGGCGTCCGGGGCCTCGATGTCGGCGGCGTTCTCCTCGAGGAATCGGGCGAACTCCAGCTGGCCCATCAGCTCGCCGTCGATCTCGGTCCAGCGCTTCCATTCGACCGAGAAGGGCAGCTGCAGGCTGGCCTTGTGGTCGACCCGCCCGGCCTTTTCGCCACCATCCTGCTGCGTCCCGGCGTGGAAGTCGATGGCCGCGACGATGGCGCTGACCGCGATGTCGGCGAACAGCACCGTCTCGGGCCGCTTGAAGCGGTCGACATAGTCGATCAGCGAGGCCTCGGTCTGCAGGATCAGGCCCTGCGCGATCCACGCCGGTTCCGGGGCCAGCTGGATGCCCGGCTCGCTGACGTCGACGTGGCGGAAGCCGCCGCCCTCGTCCGGCCCGATCAGCAGCTCGCGGCCCGCCTCGGTCTGCAGGATGAAGGGCCTGCCATCGGCCTGACGCGCGATCTCGGCGATCGCGGCCGCCTCGGTCTGATAGTTTTCCATGATCTCTCTCAAAGGATGTGCGTGGCTGGAGGGACGCGCCCGCGCGCCACGGGTCGGGCGCAACAGGGGTCAGCCCGCCTGGGCTTCGTCGGTCGGGCGTGAGGTCCCGGCGCTGACGCCGGCGAACATCTCGCGCTGGTCCGGATCGGTCCGCACCAGGTCGCCGTCGCCGGTCGAGAAGAAGACCGAATCCGGCAGGGCGTGGCGCGGAATGGCCGTCGAGAAGTCACACGTCAGCGTCTTCTCCAGGCCGCCGTCCTTGGCCGGCTTGACCCCCAGCTTGATGCTCAGGGTCCCGGCCTTGCCGGTGTCGTCAACGGCCTGGACGATCTCGGCCAGGGCCTCGGACAGGGCGTCGACGATCTTGCCCCGGCGCATTTCGCGCAGAACATCGGTAATGGGTCGGCTCATGGTCAGATCTCCGTTTCAGGGTCGGTTTCAGGGGGTGGGGGGTCGAACATCGGCGTTTCGGCTGTCAGGCCGAACCGCTGAAAATCAGCGGGGCGCTCCAGACGCGCCCGCGTTCCCGGCGAGATCAGCAGGTCCAGCCCCGCTGTCGGGTCAAACGCCCGCGCCGCCTCGATCGCCGCGCGCGCCGGGCTGGTGGCCAGGGCCTCCGGCTTCAGCCAGAGGAACCAGGCATAGGCCGTGGCCGAACTGGCCCCGGGGTCCCACCGACCCTTCACCATGGCCACCCGCTCGGCGAAGGTCGCCTTGACCGCCAGCGGATGGTCGGCGAACAGGCCGGACGCCCGCGCCTTGCCTTCGCGAAACTGCATCCGCATCAGCATGGCCACGCCGCGCCGGGCGCGGGGCCAGGCCGCGCGCACAAAGGCCTCGCCCTTCACGAAGGGCGGATTGGTCACGATCCAGTCCCAGACCGACCGCGTCATCGGGGCCTCAGGGTCCAGGAAGTCGAACGCGGCCCCGGCCCCATAGGCATGGATGTCCGACGCCGACACGGTGTCGAAATCGTCGTTCAGGCCGTGGACCATATGGCCCTCGCCGCACGCCGGCTCCCAGCAGGTCCGCGCCTGCGGGTCCAGTCGCCGGATCAGCTCGCCGCCGGCGCGCGCCGCCCAGGGCGGCGTCGGGAAATAGTCCAGACTGTCCGGGGTCGTGACCCGGTGCGCCATCACCGCGCTGAAGCCTTCAGGTCTCATGCCCCCCCCCTGTTTCGAGCAACGGCGTCCCGGCATCGGTGCGCAGGCGCCGCGCCATGTTGGCGGTCGATGTCCGGCTCATGGCGTCACCGCCTGGGCCAGGCCACGAAGGCCTTGGGGTCCGACAGGGTGGGAGTCGTCGTCGAGGCGGTCATCGGGCGGGCGTCCAGAGTTGCAGCTTCAGGGTCAGGTCGCCCCGGTCCGAGGGCCGGGCGGCGGCCAGGCGGTAGCCGGCGGCGTCGACCGCCGAGCGGATCAGGCGCGGCACGGCGACGGTCAGGCCGGTTTCGCGCCCCAGGAGGGCGACGAAGGCTTCGGTCGGCGTCCGCCCGGTCAGGCTGTTCAGGGCGATATCGACCGCGCGCGTCGACACCCCGAGCCGGGCGGCGCACTGGGTCAGATCCAGGCCGTCCATCCGCGCCGCGCGCAGGGCGGTCAGGCGTTCGACGGTCCAGCCGTCCCGGGTCCGCGTCTCAGTCATCGGCGGCCTCGTCCGTCGCGGCGGGGTCCGTCCCCAGGGCCGCGCGCGCCTCGGCCACGTCCAGCACCTCGCGCGCCGAGGCGGCACAGGCGGCGGTCACCCGCACGATCCGGGCCCGGTCGGCAGGCCCGGCCCGGCACCAGGCCGCCACCAGAATGGCCAGGGCCTCGAACACCAGCCCCTGCGGCCAGTCCACCGGCCACGGCCAGGCGTTGCGCGCCGTCACCGCCCGGTCCCCGAGCGCCTGGCGGTCGGCCCCGCTCATGGCTTCGCCATCCAGCACCAGGGTCTCAGCCGCCTCGGCCAGCAACGCCCAGTCGGCCCGGTGCCGCCGCCGGTCGGCCTCGGTGACGAGGGCTCGGCGGGGGGACTTGCGGCGCGACGGGATCATGACAGCGCCCCCGCCGCTGCCACCATCGCCAGCGTCCCCAGCGCCCCGACGACGATCCAGGCCAGGGTTTCGAGAGAGTTCCGGGGCGGACGGCTCATCCGACGAACCCCATGCCGAGAAGCGGGCGGCGACTCACGATAGCGTCAACCGCACGACGATCTTTAACCTTGACGCGCCCGAGCAGGACATCGACCGCTGGACGGTCCAGGCCGAGTGCCAAGGGCCCGCCGTTGAAGGGGTCGCAGCCGTGAAAGTCACAGCGACGAACGCCGCCCACGGCGAACTCCCCGCCGCGATAATCCATGTCGACTGGAAGTCCGGCTTCGCGCCCGTCGACGCCGAAGGATTTGCCTTGCAGATCGTCGGACAGAGCCTCGCCCAGCTGGCGCGGCTTTGCCTCGAAACAGGTGTCCGGAAACAGATGGGCGGCGGGGCCTAGAAGCCGACCGTCAACGCGGCAGTCGCGCGCGTCGATTTGGAAGGTCCCGGCCCTCATTGCACATCCTCCGCCGCGCGGATGTGGGGGGTGGGTTCGGCGATGTAGGCCTCACCGGCGCGCGGTTCGAAGTCGGCATAGCCAAGCTCTTCTCCGAGCTGCGCGGCCCCCTCGATGATCGCCCGCCGCACGGAATGTGGGATCACCCCCCCCGTGCCGCCCCGGGCTTTCGTCCAGGTCCAGGCATGGACCCGTGAACGATCTCGCCCCGTCCAGCGGGCGATCTGTGCAACACCGAACCTGGCGATGATCCGAGCGGCAGGCGTCTTTGATAACCCGCCGCCGGCACCTTGTGCTTGCATTGTTGGCCCTCTATAGGATGTCGCGTTAATCGCGATGGATGTCGCGCATGATTCGCGCACAAACGCTAGAGCCGCGCGTCGCTTTTTTCGCGACACCTTCGCGGATGCAGCCGGAAGAGATTCGAGAGCGCCTGCGGCGCACTGGGCGGAGCCAGGCCGCGCTCGGCCGTCACATCGGCGCGAGCAAGGATTCGGTTAGCCGCCTACTCGCCGGGCAGCGACGACTTCAGGCGACTGAGGTCGTCAAAATCAATGACTTCTTCGCGGATGATGAACCCTCTACGCCCGCTTATGACGTACTCGACGTGTATGGCTTTGCCCTGGCTGGAACACGCGATGGGTTCAGTATGGCGAGCGATCAAGTGGTTGACCGTATCGAGGTGCCGATGGGCCTCGTTCGAGGGCGCGCCATAGCCATCCGAGTCGCCGGCGACAGCATGGAGCCCCGCCTATTCTCCGGCGAAACGCTGATCGTCGGCCTCGATGTACCTCCCGTCCGGGACCGCGATTGCGTCATCGAGTTCAGAGACGGCTCCGGTATCGTCAAACAATACAAGGGCCAGCGCGACGGGATCGTGTTCTTGCATCAGTACAACCCCGAGCAAGAAGTTCGCGTAGACGCATCGACCGTTAAGGCGATTCACGCCGTCCTATATCGCCGCTAGGCTCACGAAGCCGGGCGGCTCCAGGTCCCGGGCCGCCCACCATCCACTGTTTTCGGACGGCTCCAGTATCTGGATGGTCAGGTCGCAGTATGGCCCTTTCAAACTGACTTTACGGGGCATCGCGCCTAACGGTACCTCCGAGGATCTCTGCTCGGCGATCGCGCGGGCCAGGTCGGCGGGCACCCAGCCGAGGCGACCGGACTTTTGCTCCGCGCCACGCCACCAGGCTCCCAGGACTTCGATGGCGTTCCGATCAAAGGCGTTGGTCGACCGGCGCTCCAATTCGACGACACACCTGTTTCCCTGCGCAAAGTCGCGGACGCAATCTCGGGAATACGCCAGACCTGCTAGGGAGACGTGCAACCGCGTCATCGGTCGCCAGTCCCCAGGCGCCGGGTCCGACCACCGTCTGACGTAGCGATCCCCGAACCGCTTCCAGTCCTGCGGCTCGACCGTCGGCCCATGCCCGCCTTCTCGATTCATGTCGTCATCGCCCGCTGCCCCATCACAGACGGTCGGCGCATAACCCGCATTGACCAATCGCGAATCACGCGACATTAATCGCATTGTGTCGCGAGATTCGCGACATTCCCGCACCGGTCTCGCCCGACCTTCCCCCCGGGCCCGGATGGCGACGACCCGTCCAGCGGGCCGGTGCGGGCCCCTTTTGATCCGGAGGTCCCATGCGACCGAAAAACCCATTCCAGCGCTGGCTCAGAGAGCGGGTGGAGTTCGATGCGGACGCCCGGACGCGGGCGGTCGACCTCTTCAACGACTATCGGGACTGGTGTGTGGCGCGGGCCCTGTCCCCGATGAGCCAGCGCGCGTTCGGGACCGCGCTGGGAGAGCGCCAGGTCGTTCGCGCCGCCCAGGATCACGACGGTTACATCATTCGGTCAGGGGCGCGCCTTCGAGGCCCTCTGTCAGAGCCTGCATGGCCAGAGCGACTTCGCGCCAGTCTGCGTCGCGCCATGGCTCGCCGCCGCGCGGGCGCTCGGCCGCCAACCGGCGCGCAATCGGCTCAAGCCGCTCCCTCAGCCGAACCTTCGCGGCTCCATCGAGGCTCTCGATGACCAGCGCCAAGGCCAGCTGGAGCCCTCCGATCTTCGCCGACAGGGTCTCCGGCTCCAGGTCCTCGCCCATTCAACCCTCCATCCATGGAAGGCCTGTCTAGCATGACACCGTCGCACCCCCATCTCCGCCTGGTCGGCCAGGTCGATGACCCCGCCGTCGCCTGTCTCCCGCCCGCCCAGCGCCGCGCCTTTCGCGCCGGGCTCGAGCTGGGGCACGCCCTCGGGCGGCGCGCGGCCCGCTCCCCGGTCGCCTGGATGCCCGATCCCGTTCGCGAACCCGGTTCGCGGCGGCGGCTGGCCTGGGTGCTGGGGGCCGTCGCCCGGCGGTCGGTGTTGATCGCGGCGGTCCTGGCGGGCCTGGCCTTGCTGACGGGGCGGTTCGGATGATCGCCGCCGGTCTCGACACCAAACAGGCCCGGGCCGTCGATGCCCTGGGCCGGTGTCCCGCCACCGCCCGGCGCGAGCGCACCGTCGCCGCCCGCTGGGCAATCAGCCTCAAGGCCCTGCTCGACCCCACCGACCCGGTCGACGCCCCGCTGCTGGCCCGCCTCGACACCTGGCTTGAGGGGGACGCGATATGACCGCGCCCGCCGGCTGGATCCTCGTCGGGTCCGAATGGCCCCAGGCCGAGGCGTTCGCCGACGCCGACACCCTCGGCACCCGCCTGCATCAGCTGCGGGCCGGGCGGGGCCTCGACATGACCCCGGCCCGCGCCGTCGCCTTCGAGGATCTCTGGTTCGAGCGCGGCGTCACCGTCCGGGCCACGCCCCGCCAGGGCGACCCCGAACATCTGGCCGTCGTCGTCGGTGCCGGCGTCGACACCGTCGAGGCCCTCACCGCCCTCCTTCATCGCACCCGGCCCGCCCGACGGGCGGCCTGACCGACCCTTTCAGGACCCTCCATGGACAAGCCCCTCGCCTTCCAGAACCTCGACCTGTTGCGCCTGATCCAGGCCGAGCCCGGCCTGACGCCGACCGCCCTGTCCGAACGGCTGGCGCGCGACCCGTCGAACCTGACGAAGACCCTCAAGCGGCTCGAGGCCTTCATCGACCGCGCCGCCATGGCCCTGACCGAGGCGGGCCGCGCCATCCTCGCCGCCGACGAGGTCGCCGACGGGCGCTCGGGCCGGCCTGCCGCCGCCGGCGCCCCGCACGACGTCTTCGACGTCCGGCATTCCGAGATCCGGCCCAACCCGGACAATGACCGCAGGGACTGGGACAGCGCCGAGGCCCTGGCCGAGCTGGACAGCCTGGCCGACACCATCGTTGAGAAAGGCCTCCTTCAGAATCTCTCGGTCCGCCCGACCCCGGACGGCCAGGGTGACGCGCCCTGGACCCTGGTCGGCGGCGAGCGGCGGTGGCGGGCCATCGGCCGCGCCATCGAGGCCGGCAAACTGCCAGACGACTTCCCCATCACCGTCCGCCGCCGCGACTATGCCGACGAGGGCGAACAGCGCGAGGTCGCCCTGATCGAGAATGCCCAGCGCCGCGACCTCAACCCGATCGAGGAAGCTATGGCCTTCAAGGCGCTCAAGGATCGCGCCCGCACCACCGCCCAGATCGCCGCCCTCGCCAAATGCACCGAGCGTCAGGTTCAGATGCGCCTGCAGCTGCTCGACCTGTCCGGGGCCGACCAGCGGCGGATGACCCTGCCCGAGGATGATCCGAAGTTCCTGTCGGTGTCCGAGGCCCGCAAGACCATCCAGCAGGCGAACGCCCAGGCGAAGACGGTCACGGCGTTCGAAGCCGCCTGGACACCCCGCCGGCGCCTGATCCTCGCCGAGATCCGTATGGCGGCGGGAAGTGCCTACTTCTATCAGCGGGTCCAGACCGATCCCGCCGGCATGGAGGCCGATGAGGACGCCGCCGCCCTGGCCCGCCAGTCCATGCTGCGGGCCACGGTGTCCGAACGCACCGGCCAGGCCGAGGTCTGGCTCGATCAGGGATCGATCGGCCTTGTCGAGGCCCTCTTCGTGCCCGACGCCGACGGCTACGCCCGTCGCCTGCGCGAGGAGCTCGGCCTGCCGGACCCCGGCGAGGCGTGGTCGATCGACTGGCTCAATCCGCCCTTCACCATTCCGCCCGAACTCCAGGCCAAGGTCGACGCTGCCGCCGCCGAGGACGAAGAGCGCCGCCGGACCGACGCGGCGAACGCCAGGGCCCGCGACGCGGCGCGCGATCGCCTCAGGGAGACCTGCGCCCAGGCAGCCGAGACCGCCGCCGCCGAGCGGGCCCGCCATGTCGAAGACGCGGCCCCGCCGTCCGGCGAGACCGTCCGCACCATCGCCGACCAGATCGGGCGGCCCCTGCCCTGGACGCCGGATGCTGACGGCTATCTGATCGACGCCAACGGCAAACGCATATTCGCCACGACGCAGAACTACTACGCCGGCGCGGGCGACGCGGAACGGGCCATGGCGCAGCTCCTCGCCGTCACCCTCAATGCCGCCGCCGGCCTCTCGACGCCGCCGCCGCCCGCCGACGAAGAGACGGACGACCTCGACCGCGAGGCCTTCATCGCCGCCATCGCCGACCATATGGCCGCCCTGACGGACGCGGCGCGCGAAGATCTGGGAGAGGTGACCGCCGAGGCCATCCTCGACGACGCCCTGGCCCGCGAGAACATCGCCTTCGGCGACGACGCCTACAGCTGGACCCACGACGCCGCCCGGATGGCCCTGGCCGCGTTCGGCGCCGAAGACGCGGCGGACGGCGACACGTCCGGGTCGTCCGAACCGGGTTCGGATGTCGCTGACGGCGCCGACGACGCTTTGTCGCCCGCCCTGCAACGCCTCGCCGGGGTCCGCGAACCCCAGGCTGCGGAGACCGAGGAATGAACCACGTCATGATCGACATCGAGACCCTGGGCACCGCGCCGGGCTCCGTCATCCTCTCGGTCGGCGCCGTCGTCTTCGACCCTGACGGCGACGCCCTCGGCGCGGAGTTCTACGCCAACATCGACCCGGTCGACTGTCAGAAACACGGCCTGACGATCGACGCCGCCACGGTCCTGTGGTGGTTCGACCAGACCGAGGATGCGCGGGCGCACCTCAAGCCGATGCGCCTGCCCCTGACGCACGCCCTGGGCGGCCTCGCGGCCTTCCTGCGCGACAATCAGGTCAAGCGGGTGTGGGGCCATGGCGCGACCTTCGACCCGGTCCTGCTCGACGCCGCCTGTCGCGCCTGCGGCCTCAAGACGCCCTGGTCGCCCTATGACGTGCGCGACACCCGCACCCTCTATGAGCTGGCCGGGGTCAAGCCGGATCGCGCCAAGGGCGTCCACCACAACGCCCTGGACGACGCGCGCGCCCAGGCCGCCGCCGTCACCCTCGCCCACAGCAAACTGGGCCTAGCGGCCTGAACCCTGGAAAGGAAACCATCATGTTCGCAGCATTTCGCCGGGCTTGGACCCACGCCTTCAACCCCGCGCCGATCACTCCCCCGCCAGCTTCGCCGCGTCGGCAGTGTGGTTAGAGCGGTGTGATGGAAAAGACCATTCCGTTCGACGTCCGTAACCGGTTCACCGGCGAAGTCCAGCTCACGGCGCAGATCGCCTGTGATGAAACCGCCCCTCCGAGCCTGAAACTCGGCCTAGCCGTCCGCTGGGCGGTCAAGAACAAGGCCAACCTCGACGGGGCCAACCTCGACGGGGCCAACCTCGTCAGGGCCAACCTCGTCAGGGCCAACC